CATCACAACAGCGCCGCACACGATTAAAGCAGCAATCATAATGACTCCCTTCCCTTAATCGGAGACTACATCCAAAGGATGACAATGTCAAACATCACCCACGCCTACCTTGGCGGATTAGTCCACAAGCGCGGCGACGACGGCTTCCTCTACGTGAATGGCCTGGTCAGCGATGACACCCTGGACCTCGACCAGCAACGTTGCGACCCGAAGTGGCTTGACGTTTCAGTCCCCCAGTGGATGAAGTCAGCCGGGAACGTCCGTCTCATGCACCAGCCCACCGCCGTAGGCAAGGCCAAGGAAATCGCCAAGAGTGGCACCGGATGGAACGCACTCATCAAAGTCACGAACCCCCAGACGGCTACGGACATCGAAGAGGGCGTTCTGACTGGGCTCTCTGTTGGCATCAAGAACGCCCGCGTCGAGAAGTCATTGACAGCCCCTAACGGGTTGATCGTCGGCGGCGACATCATCGAAGTCTCCCTCGTCGACCGGCCCGCCAACCCCTCGTGCGTCATCGAGATGGCGAAATCAGCCGGTGCGGAGTGGGACTTCAAGGGCGTCGAAGTTGCCACCGACGTAGTGGTCTCGTCCCCGATCACCCCAGAGGGGCTCGAGCCGGGTCAAGGCTGGATACCTGCACCTGACGCACCACTTGGTCAGATCAAGGCTGACGGTGGCATCGAAGACGCCTCAGACGCCGAAGAGAACATCCAAGACGCGGAGACGGTACTCGCCCTCGACGCGCCAAAGTCTGCGAAAGCCTGCGCCACCTGCGACGGCAAGGGCACGATCAAAGACGGTCACGTCGACTGTCCCGACTGCACGAAATCAGTAGACCTCGAAGACGACGACTTGGCGAAAGCCATCGCCGCGCTGGAAGCCGCTATCGAAAAGCGCCAGTTCTCAGACGCAAAGCGTAAGCAACTCGCCGACAAAGGACAGGCCCTCCCGAACGGCGGCTTCCCCATCGAGAACAAGGGCGACGTTGAGAACGCCGTCAAGTCCATTGGGCTGGCGAAGAATCGCTCAGAGGCCATCGCTCACATCAAGTCGATGGCGAAGAAACTCAACTGCACCGACCTCATCCCCGCCAATTGGAAAACTGCACAGGGACTTGTACAAGTCCTTTTCGGAGACGTGCAAAAGGCCGCGACGCCGGATGAGTGGATGCACGACCCCACGCAAATCAAAGTCATCTCAGACGGACTCATCGACTTCGCCATCGCGGAGTTGAACGAGATGAAGAACGGTGAGGACGAGCGTTACGACGTTCAGCAGTTGCTTTCCGCCTTCGACGCTTTCACCTCTTGGGTGAGCGGTGAAGCAAACGAGGGGGAGACGACTCCCCCTTTCAACGATTCAGGAGATGACCAAATGTCCAGTGCCTACATTTCATTGGGCGTTTCGCCCGACCTCATCAAGGCTGCGTCGGCTGACGACGCGACCGAAGAGACCAAGACCGAATTGAAAGCCGAGATCCGCAAGGCAGTCGGCTTCGACGAAGAAATCGCCATATACAAGGCGCAACTGACAGAGATGCAAGAGACGGTCACGACCGTAAAGGCAGAACTGGCGGAAGTGCAGGAGTTGGCGGCACCAGGAGGCCCAGTCCTCCGTCAAACCAGTGACCAGCGACGCAAGTCCGCGGCCCACGACACCATCAGCGCAAAGGCTGCGGAGATTCGAGCACGGGCAGACGCCTTCGTGGGAGAACCTTCGGTCAAGCAAGCGCTGTACGCCGAGGCCGACAAGCTCGATTTCGCACTCAACTCACTGTAACTACTAACCAAAGGAAAACACCATGGCCATTGTGGCCCCATCCATCAACGAGATGTTTGACGACGTTCCTCAGAACGAGCGCGCCGCCAAGTTTCTCAAGTACACCGAAGCACTGGACAAGACGCTCCTCGAGGGTCTTACCGCCAAGATGCGCGGCGAGACTGGTTTCGAGCGTCGGACTGGCATCACCAAGTCCGCCTCAACGTCCAGCGCCCTCGCGTTGCTCGAAAAGACCGTTTCGGCTGACCAACTGTCCGCCGTGCGCTCCGCGCTCGCGACCTCCGACATTCAGAAGGAATGGACCCTGTCCAACCCTCTGTCCGTCGTGCCGTTTGGCGACCAGGGCCTCGTCCCCTACGACCTGTCGCCTGTCTTGCAGATGATCGTGCCTCGTGAACTCAAGCTCCGCAACGTCACCCCCCGCATCAAGGGCATGGGTACGGCGCTGAACTTCCGTTCCATCACGGGTGTCTCGGGCTCGGCTTCGGGTTCCGTTGCCAACCTCCAGACGTTCTTCAGTTCTTCCACCACGACCCAGACGGTCGGTGGGATTGCTTGGAACCGTCCTCCGGCGATTTCGTACGCGGCAAGTTCGCAGACGGTCGTCTACTGCGAGGAAGGTACGTCCGACTCTGTCACCATGCAGGCTGAGTACGCTGGTCAGGGTTACACCTCACTTCGCTCACTCTCCGCTACGGCGAACTTGTGGTCTGGCCTCTTGGGTCAAGAGCGCAACTTCCTCGGTGGTGTCTCGACGGCTCTGTCCGTTGCTGGTGCTGCCGCGACCGTTGTCCTCGACTCCACGAACACGACCTCGGGCCTTCCGTCCGGTGCCGTGACCGCTGGGTACGTCACCTGGACCACTGGTGAAATCGTCAACGGTCTCTCTGGAGAGTCCAAGGCCATCACCGCTACGGCGTCGTTCACGACCTCAGCCGGTGAGGGTGTCAAGGTTTCGGCCCTGACCGCTGTCCCCGCGCGCGCGTTGGCTGTCAACATCTACCTGAACTACTCGGGCACGTACTACAAGGGCACCTCGCCCTTGACGAACGTGGGCGCTTCGCCCGCTGTCTACTCAGTCGTGACGGCACTCCCGTCAACGTCGGTGGACAACGGTTCGTTCGACGCCAACGCCTACCAGGGCTACATCGACGCCTTCAGTACCTCCGGTTTCGGTGGCTACCAGCAGTCGTTGAACACGACGGTCGGTATTGACACTTTCGACACCGCCCTCACCTCGCTCTACACGAGCATTCAGGCTGACCCCGACGTGATCTGGACGACTCCCTCGATTCGTTCAGCCTTCGGTGACGCACTGGAAACCGCTGGCGGTAGTTCTACGGGCTTCCGTATCAACTACAACGGCGGCGAGGGCGTTGCTCTTGGCACGTTCATCACGGGTATCAAGAACAAGACGACCGGCAAGGTCGTGGCGTTGGAGACCCACCGTTACATGCCAGCAGGCGTAGCGCTCATCCACTCGTACTCGGTGCCCTTTCCGGACTCCGGTGTGTCGAACACGGTTGAGTACCACGCGCCCATCGACTTCGTGTCGCTGGAATGGCCCGTCACGGACCTCAACTACTCGATTTCCAACTACTCGTACGGTGCGCTCGCTTTCCGCGCCCCTGCGTTTAGCGGCATCGTGAAGAACATCAACAACTAACCAGACGGTTAGTGCAAGTCGCCTGTCTCCAAATTGTCTGCGGATAGCAGATTGTAGATAGGTAGTCATGCTGGTACACGGCCAGCACTTCGGGTTGAGCGGCGAGGGTTTCTCCTCATTGGCCCTCGCCGCTCCCCGATAGATCTGAAATGAGGATTTCATGTTTTCTTCGACCACTGCAACCATCGACCAGAAGTCCATCGACCTTCTCTACACATTGTGGGGGCTATGAAACTCCTCGCGTCCGACCGTGGCGTCCACGAGATCACGGTCAACCAAGGCAAGGTCGTCAAGCAGCAAAAGGGCGTCTTCGAGGTCCACGGGGCCGACGCCGCCGTCCTCAGGTCGTCCGGTGACTTCGCGGTTGTCGGGACCAACTTCCAATCATCCAACTGCTTCCCCTGCCCCGAGTGTGGCCGAGAGAACCTGATTCGTGATCATTGCGGCAGATGTGGCTGGGAGGCGTAAGTGGTAATTGCTTCCTTCAACATCTCGCAGGGGAATCGAGTCCCCTACGTCACACAAACCGAAGTCCTCGAAAGCGCCACGGCGAACAACGTCGACTTCTCCAACCTCATCGAAGGCGGCGACGCTACCCAACAGGAGGTCGCGCTCCAAGAGATGATCGTCAAAGCCTCTACGAAGATTGACACGACGTGTCTCGGGTACGCCGGGACGCTTTGCGCCACTGTGTCGACGGAGAACGGCCGGTATTCGCCCAACAGGGCCGGACAGTTCATCATCCACCCCGAGTTCTGGCCCATCCTCGAAGTTCGTTCATTCTCGAACGGCTGGGGGCCTGGTTCGGGTATGCAACCCGTCACCCTGACGGCGCAGAATTGCTCGATCGAGCGTAATCAGTTCATCATCACCTCCCAGTCGGCCATGTCCTCTACCGTTGGGGTCGGGCTGAACAGTGTCGTCGGTGGCGGATTCGGTCCTAGTGAGCAGTTCTGCCAGTGGACCTACGTCAACGGATTCGCGAACACGTTCCTTTCAGCCAACGCCTCAGCAAATGCCAGCTCTATCGTCGTCCTCCCCGCACCTGGTTCGACCGCTCCAGTGGGTATCTACCCCGGCCAGTCCCTGACCATCTGGGACGGGCAATATGACGAAGGTATTACGGTCGCTTCGACCTACAACGGTACGTCCCTCACTATTCCCCTGGCTACGCCACTGGTCAACGCGCACTTGTCGGGTGTGAATATCTCCGCCATCCCCGCGACAATCAAGCAAGCGGCTATCCACTTCATCGTCGATATGTGCATCGACCGTGGACAGGGCGGCGGCATCGAAATCGAGTCAATGGGTCAGATCGTCGCCTCACCAGGACGTGCTGGCGGTGGGATGGACCACGAATCCCACGCCTACGACCTCCTCGAAGAGTTTATGCAATTCTGGGGACGCTCTTGAGCCAGTCGGGCGTTCTCGCGCAGGTCAACTCCTACCTCACGGCCAACGCTTCAACGGCATCCGGTGGAAGCAACACAATCCCCTTGCTCAACGTCGTCTACAGTTTCCCGCCGAAGTTCACCCCCGAGGGTGAGGTCATGGGGACCGACCTGCCGAACACGTCAGGAATCTCCTCGGGCGCGGCGATCTACCTCTACATTCCCGAGACCAACGACGAACGCATAGCCCTAGGTGGAGAACACAATGGGCGCAAGATGATTACCTACGACGTTCACCTAATCTGCGTGTTCTTCTCGGAACACTCCCTTTCGCAGAACGCAGGGGCGGACAATCTCACCTTCACGGATGGACTGAAAACAGCCATCCGAGCGGATAGAACCTGTGGCGGCAGTGGTCCAATCTTCCAATGGGGCGAAGGTTCCAACATCGGGGGACGAGATATATACCTCTCCACGGATTTGCCGCGTCAAATGTTAGGCAAACAGGGAAAGACTGTCATTTACTCCCTGTGCAAAGTCACCACCCTCGAAATAATCGACGAATAGGACGCCATGAAACTGACCTTCAACGGAGAATCACCCACCGTCTACTCGAACGTGAAATGTGCCGACGGCACGACGCTTTTAGCTATCCCTGGCGGGTCGTATGACGTAGACTCGAACCCAGACGAGAACTTGTTTTCTGTAGGTAGTGCTCCGGCCGTTCTCCTTACTCCCGTAGAGCTTCCTTCAGAAAGTCCAGGTGGCGACGTGGAGTCCCCTTCCTCCACGCTCGCACCTGGCACCTCCGAAACCCCCGAACAGTAAAGGACCATTGTGGCCTACGCCTCCTCCAATAGTTATTTCCAGATGGCTCTCGAGTCCGTTCGCGGTACTCCGGCCGCTGGAACGTACACCTCCATTCCAACTATCACCCCGACGATTGACCCAATGGTCAAGCAACTTGACGACGACGCCTTCCGTGGCTCGCCAGTGATGATCTACGACGCGGTGATGGGTACGTGGCACACTGAGGTCACGTTGAAGGGCTACGTCTACCCCGACTCCTTCCCGCTTCTCCTCATCGCGGCCCTAGGGCCTGACGTGGTCACTGGAAGTTCAGCACCCTACACCCACACCATCGGGCTACAGAACGCCCCAACGACGGGCTCACAGCCCGCCTCATGCACCCT